CGCTCCGACCAGTCGAAAAACACACGACGCGCCGGCCCCTGTCAAAACCTTCACTGCTGCGGAATTCCGTTACTGGAACGATCCACGTCGTTATCACGACAAGGACGCATCCGAGGTTGACCGCATGATCGGTGAGCTGGATTTGGCGCAGGCCGAGGGACGTGTTCGATGGTAGGGGTTTATTAGCTTTCACGTAATCTAATTTAGAGGAGCCTACCATGGCCACTATGACACCTGCAACAACCTTTGCAACCAGCAATTCTGCTACGTTCCCGGACGCAGATTTCACCGTATCGCCCACATATTCGGGTACGTTCATCCCGACGCTGTGGTCGTCTAAGTTGAACGAAAAGTTTTACAGGGCATCGGTGTTCCCGAGTATCGCCAATACCAAGTATGAAGGCGACATCAAGGGCATGGGCGACAAGATCATCATCAACAACGTCCCGGACATCACCATCTCCGCGTACACGGCAGGTACGGCACTGTCGTATCAGGTGCCGGTGGGCAGCGTGGTGGAACTCCAGATCGACAAGGGTTTCTATTTCGCGTTCCACCTCAACGATGTGTTGTCCATGCAGGCCCAGCCCAAGCTGATGTCGGTATTCAGTGACGACGCAGCCATGCAGATGAAGACCAAGATCGACTCCAACGGTCTGTTCAACACATTCTCCCTGGCCCATGCCAATAATAAGGGCGCGACCGCCGGGGTTAATTCCGGGGCGTACAATCTGGGTACGGACACGGCACCGGTATCTCTGACCGGTACGAATGTGCTGGAAGTCATCACCAGTTTGTCTGCGGTCCTGGATGAGCAGAATGTTCCGGAGACGGATCGTTTTCTGTTGATCGACCCGCTGACCCGTCAGGTGTTGATGCAGTCCAATCTGGCCCAGGCACAGTTCATGGGCGATTCCAAGTCCATCGTGCGTAACGGCATGATTGGCCAGATCGATCGCTTTACGGTGTATGTGTCGAACAACTTGCCCAAGGGTGCGGCGACGTATCTGTGGGCTTCGGGCGATGCGTCTGAAGGCGGCGGTTCGGGAACGGGCGAAGCCAAGCGCCGTGCCATTATCGCTGGCCAGAAGTCGGCCATCACTTTCGCCAGCCAGATGACCAAGATGGAGACCGTCCGTAACCCGAATGACTTCGGTGATTTCGTGCGCGGCCTCAACGTCTTCGGTTACAAGGTGGTCAAGCCGGAAGCCCTGGCCTACGCCTCGGTGATCTAGTTTTGAATAAGGGGGCCGGCATTCGCCGCCCCCTGCACCTTCATCTGAGGAGAAAGCTATGTTGAATCGAGAGTTGGTCGCCTGCGGGTTATTCCGCAATCAGGCACAAGCAGTGACCGGATCGGTCGCTACGGGGTTGACGGCAACGGGGACGACGCAAGCTACAGCGTTGCTGTTGCGTTCGGCCATTAACAATTTTGGTACGGTAGGAGCTGGCACCGGTGCTCGTTTGCCTGCGGGCTGCGCCATGGGGGATGAGTACATCATCTATAACGGCGGGGCTGAAACGCTGGCGGTTTATCCGCCGGTCGGGGGATCGATCAACGGGGGCAGCACGAATGCTGGGGTTAATCTGGCGGCGGGCGATGCCATGGCGGTCTACTGTACCGCGAGTTCGGGTCTGACCTTCCTGTCGGTAAGTAACGCCACGTCTTCGGCAGCGGCCTCCGGGTTGTTCACGACGGTGTCGGCATCTACTTCGGCCACGTCTCCGCTGTTGACGGCAGGGGCATCGGGCACGGCGGGGTTGATCACAGTATTCCCTACGACGGGCAGTAAGGGTAAAACCACCCTCGGTGCGGCGGATAACACCGGCAACACCACCACGGCTCTGGTCACGGCAGAACAAGCCGGGGCACGCACATACACGGTTCCGGATGCCGGAGGTAATGCTTCGTTCGTCATGACCGCCGGGGCGCAAACCATTGCGGGCGTGAAAACGTTCTCTAACGGGATTGTCGGCGCGATGGATACTGGGGTTGCTGCTGCTGGGGTCACACTGACCGGGGCGTCTCTGGTTGCGGATGGTACGGATGCCGCGATTGACATTGCCATCACTCCGAAGGGTACGGGTGCGCTGGTAACGACGAACCTGAGCGCTACTGGGCTGGTTTCCAAAACCCAGGGTGCTCCGAACGCGCAGACGGTGGCTGCTACGCTGACCATTGCTAACCTGCTGACAGGTATCGTCACGGGTACGCACTCTGCTGGGGCCACGGCGGCCTACACGCTCCCCACCGGCACGCTGGTGGATGCAGGTCTGACGTTTGCTAACGACGAGAGCTTCGACTGGGTGCTGATCAATCTGTCTGCAGCAGCAGTGGATACGATCACACTGACCGCAGGCGTAGGCCACACCATCGTCGGAAACCCGATTGTCCAGTCGGCACATGCCAGTACGGGCGGGGTTTACGGCAATTCAGCGCAGTTCCGCACACGCAAGACGGCGGCGAATACCTACGTCACGTACCGTATCGCTTAAGCAGTAACACATAACGGGGGCCGAAGCCCCCGTCTTCTGGAGAGTTTCATGTCACGACAGTACGAAGATTTAATGGCGGCCCTGGGCGAAGCCGGATCGCTTTGCGGCGGGGTGGTTATCGGGCGTATCGAAGTCAATGGGCGCTTGACCAATGTGGAGCTGGGGGTGATCAACAACCAGACGGGTTCATTCAATCTGACCCCGGCAGGGGCCAAGTATCTGGATTCCCTCCCGAAAGTTGCTGCGCCAGCACCGAAACGACCCGGCATTACCAAGGTCGCACCACCCAAGGTGAAAGCGAAGGAAGTCCCAGCGATAGAACCGGAGGAAACGACGGGAACGGCGGATTACAATTTGCCTGACTTTGATTGATGTGGTATAAACTCGCTTACAGGTAAGTCGATAACTGAATAAGGAAAGTCTGATGCAACCATTATCGTTTGCTGCTGAAATAGCACCCTACCTGATGTCGGTCATCGGCTTCCTTGTGGTGTTCGTACTATACGGGATTAAGTCCGAAATCAAAGAAGTCCGGGTGAGCGTCAATGCGCTGGAAAGCGAATTACGGGGTGGTATCTCGGGCCTGGATCGACGCATGACCGTTGTGGAAACTCGCTGCCACATGGAGCATGGATTGGAGCGTCCGGAATGATGGACTGCTCCGACTACATGACCATCGGCCTGGGCGTTGTCGTTGCCACGATAGCGATCATTGTCATGTCGCTTTTGGTGTCCACGTTTTTCGGATTTGATTACTTATTCTGGATGCTGCCATGAACGAGACTGACTTCCTGCTGGTACGCGACACCTTCCAGAAAGCCACTGCTGACAAAGAGGGCTACACCCTCGGCACGCTGTCACTCGGCGATCTGGCCATTGGCATGACCTGTGAGGATGAAGATCGTCATCTTGAGGACGACGGCAAGGCCAAGGTCTATGGCAAGAGCGCGATCCCGCGCGGGCGCTACCGCATCACGGTCACATATTCCCACCGTTTCCAGAAGGAACTGCCAGAGATTCAGGGCGTGCCGGGCTTCTCCGGCATCCGCATTCACGGCGGCAACCGCGCAGAAGACTCGCACGGCTGTGTCCTGGTCGGCAAGCAGCGCACACGGGACGGTGTGGCGCAGTGCGGTGTCATCGTCCAGCGCATCATCAGCTTGATCAACCAGACTGAAGATACAGGGAGAGCGTGTTGGATCAAGATTATGTGATGACAACGTCTGAACTCGTCAATCGTCTCTTTGCCGAGGCGTTGCAGCAATCTCAAGAAGCACATCGGCTTTGGGGAGAACTGTCGCCACTTGGCGAACTAGTAGGTCAATCGTCTTCTTGTATTCCTGAAGGATGTCCAGTGTTCCGCTCAGATTCGATTCCAGCGCAGCAACGCGGGCTTCAAGGGCTTCAAGTGACATATCAGTACCGTCCAGAAATTGAGGATAGTACGTCGGGGGCCGCTGTGGATCAAGATTATGTGATGTCTTCCTTCTCCGGCTGGATCGCGGCATGCGAGCTAGCCTTGTCAATCAACAAGCTGGCCTTGGCCCGCTTCTGCCCGCTCTGGGCGATGGGAGAACTGTATGGGCAAGCTCTACGCACTGTTCAACCTCTTCCGTAGAGGCGCGTGTGTCTCCGACCCAGCGCTTTGGAAAAATGGCGGCATCACGGCAGCGATGCTGGTTCCGGTCATCCTTGCCGTTGCCAAGGTTGCCGACGCCTTCGGAACCACCCTCCCTGTCACCGAACAGGAAGCTGCCTACATTGCTACTGGCGGCCTCACTCTGCTGCACATCGTCCTGTCAGTTGTTACCTCAGACAAGGTGGGACTGCCACCCAAAGACGAGCCTGCACCGCCTGGAAGGAATGACCCCGCTGGAGACGCAAAACCTGCGCAGCCGCTTGGATTCCCTCCAGATTTTGGCCCCTGAAATTCACCTGTCCTGCATTTACTAGGAGTCGCAAATGAAATCCGTACTCATCATTCTTGAACTGATCCCGGCCCTCATCGCAGCTATCAAGGCGATTGAAGAGGCTGTGCCGGGGCAGGGCAATGGCGAACAGAAGCTCGTCATGATCCGCACCATCCTCGAAAACATCGAGGGGTTCAGCAAGGAAATCTGGCCGACCGTGGAGCGCACCATAAGCGTCCTCGTCGGCACATTCAACAAGCTGGGCGTGTTCCGGAAAGGCTGACCGATGATCTCTAT